AAAAAAGTAGTATATGAAAAATAACGAAAAAAAATTATTCCTTATTAAAAATGGTTTAAGTATTAATTTGGTAACTGATCTAAATGAAGGTCAGGTTAACTCTTTATATAAAAGAATTGTTGAATCTAAAACAGGAGAAAAGTGCGCTTGTGGGTGTGATAAAGACACTTGTAAATGTGGTCCTGAATGTAAAAAATGTGATTGTGGAAAAAAGAAAAAACAAGAAACTAAAGAACAAACTTTACCTCAAAATACCACAAAAGTTGATAAAGTTATGACAACTTACAAGGTTGAACCCGGTAAAAAAACTATGATAAATGGTGTTGAGATTGACACAACTGGTGGACAAACAAAAGTAACCCCAATGAAAGAAACTGAAAATATTGATGGTGAAATAGACGAAAAATCAGTATCTCAGAAACAACAAGAATTTTTTGGTGTTGTTAGATCAATGCAAAAAGGTAAATTACCTAAAAAAGGTAAAGCCGGTGAAGCCGCTGACGAAATGTCAAAAAAAGATGTTAAAGATTTTGCGTCTACAAAACACAAAGGTTTACCAAAAAGAAAAGAAACTAAGGAAGGTTATTTTGATGCGGTGTCAAACGCATATTATAAAAATATGTCCGAAAAAATGAATGAATTACCAATTAACGTAACTTTTGAATCTAAATTAGAAAAAGATATTAATGATATTATTGAGTCTACGTTATACCCTAAAATGAGTAAAAGAGATTTAATCAATTTAATTAGAGAAAATAGTCCTTTAAATCCTGATACTGAAGAGGAAACGATTACAAAACCAAAAACTCCGACTAAACCTGAGATTAACCCTGACTTCGATCCTTTTACAAATCCTGATCCTAAAGATGATCCTGAGGCGGAAGGAAAAGATTTTTTTGTATCAATGGCTAAAGATATGGGATTAATAAGAAATTAAAATTTATATTGAGATGAATTTAAATACTAAAATTAGTGAAATTAAGAAAGTTGGAAAAACTTTAGAAAAAAAATTAAACAATGAGGGTTTAACTAAAATCGAAAAGAATGTTTTAAATGAAATTAGACAATTCTTATCTGAAGATGTTCCTATGAGTTTTGACCCTGAAGAAGTTGGCGGAGCAAGACCTAGTAGAGGGGTTCAAAGTAAAATAGAGGGAGGGAAAACTCCTTTAAGTCAATTAGGTCTAACTCAAGAACAAGTTGATTTTTTCACTTCTGAGGCGTTTAAATCCTCAATAAAGAAAATGGAATCTTTGTTAGGTAATTATTCAGGTGTAGAAAGGTCTTTAAGTACGGCCAATAGAAATCTTAAAAAAGATGCTCAAACCGCATTTTCTTCATTATATTCATTAGTGGGAGAACTATTAAATGAATTAACAAGTTTACAATATCAATACCAAACAGAATTAGAAGAAATTGCTACCGAAGCGGTTGAAAAGGCGATGGGAATTGATAGAGTGTTTTTTGATAAAAAATTAAAATTAGATGGTAAATTTTCAGGTTTTTTAAGTAAGCTTGAGGGGATGAAAAATAGAGTTGAAAATGTTTCAGATGATGAGATTTTAAATAAATTTGCAAATATTGATAAAGAAAAGAAAGAAAAGTTAGAACAACTTAAAAAAGATTTTGAGGAGATGGGTGCCGATTTTGATGAATCAAAAGCAAAAGAGGCCATCGATTCAACTTTTGTAATGTCTGACGAAACAAAAAAAGAGGCTAAGAAAGAATTTTCTGACGAAGTTTCAAGAAGAATGATTATTAATTTATTCAGACGAGGAATGTCAATTTATTATGATAATGCTTATGAAATTTGTAAAGATAAAATTTTAGCATTACCTGATGGAGAAAGATTATTACAAATATCAAATATAATACAACCAATAATGGTTCATTTATATTGGTTATTTTCTGACATTGGTTCTATAGGTTCTTCAGGTGGAGGTCAAATTGGTCAAATACAAGTTGTTCCCCCGAGTCAATCATCAAGTCAAAGTGAAGACGATGAGGAAGATGACCACAAGGAACACAACAACCTCAAGGACCATTCGTTATTAGAGCGAGAGCTATGACATTTCCTTTAATTGTTCACGAATTAATTAAAGGTGTCATTATGTTCTTTACTTCTGCGGGCGGAACAGATAATGAAAAAGGTCAATTAGCTAAAAAACAAGCAACCTCATTAGAAACTGAGGCTTATGATTTAACTTATAGTGAAAAATTTTATGAAGAATTTTATAATTTATTTAAAGAAATTGTTCCCGATGTTCAAGAACAAAGAGATTTAACTCCATTTGTGTTAAAATTTATCTCTGAAGAAAAATACGAAAAATTATTAGAATTAACGAAATCTTTATTTACTTTAGGTTTATCTTCAGATTTTGCAAAAAGTTATATTGAAAGTTTGGTTGAAAAATCAAGAAAATTAATGAAAACTATGGGTCAAAACCCTTCTTATCTTGAAAAGAAACAATATAAATCTCCTGAACCACCTAAAAAAGATGGTGAAGAAGATGAGGATAGTTGGGATGAGGATATGAGTTGGTTGGATGATGAAAATTAAATATGTCTTTAACTAAAGAACAAGTTTTATTAGAATACGTGAAGTGCGTAAAGGACACCCCTTACGCACTTCGTACTTATTTACAAACCTACGATAATACCGTATCAAAATACGTTCCATTAGAATTATTCCCTGACCAAATTTCATTACTTGAAGATTTTGAGAAATACAATGAAAATATTGCGTTAAAATATAGACAAGCCGGAGTATCTACGGTTACTGCCGCTTGGGCATCCAAAAAATTAGTTTTAGCCCAAAAAACAAAACCTGAGAAAATACTTATAATTGCAAACAAATTAGATACATCTCAAGAGATGGCTAATAAAATAAGGACATTCGTTTCTCAATGGCCGTCTTGGACTGGTGTTGATTTTTCTCCCGAGAAAAATTCTCAAAAACATTATAAATTAACAAATAATTGTGAGGTTAAGGCGGTTGCAACATCTAAGGATGCTTTAAGGGGTTTTACACCAACAATTCTTATTTTTGACGAAGCGGCATTTATTGATGCTGATAGTGATTTTTGGGCGGCTTGTATGGCGTCCTTATCTACAGGTGGTAAGGTTATTGTTATATCAACACCAAATGGATTTGACCCAATTTACTACGAAATTTATGACCAAGCTTTAAGAAGTATGAATGACTTCAAAATTTCTGAAATGTTTTGGTTTAGAGACCCAAGATATACTAAAGATTTATATTTTGTTAAAACTGACGATATTGTTCATTATCTTTTAAATAAAGAAGACTATAAAAATAATGAAGTTGTTAATTGGTCAAATATTGATTTTGACGATCGAAATTTTGAAGATGCTAAAAAACTAATGAGTGAAGGTTTTAAACCTTGTTCTGATTGGTTTGAGAGGATGGTTAAAAAATTAAAATTTGACAAACGTAAAGTATCACAAGAGTTAGAGTGTAATTTCTTAGGTTCAGGTGATAACGTATTTGATTCAAAATTATTACAAAAAATACACGAGACATATGTTAAAGAACCTGTTAATAGAATGATAGGTAATTCTCTATGGATATGGAAAGAACCTATTATGGGTCATAGATATGTTATGGGTGTTGATGTTAGTAGGGGAGATAGCGAAGATTTTAGTTGTTTTCAAATTATCGATTTTGATGAAAGAGAACAAGTTGCTGAATATATCGGAAAATTACCTCCTGATAATATGGCGGAAATTTGTTTTAAATGGGCTAATATGTATTCCGCATATATAGTTGTCGATATAACGGGGGGGATGGGTGTATCCACATCTAGAAAACTACAAGAGATGGGATATAAAGATTTATATGTTGATGGTGTTGATATAACAAATAAATGGAAATACGTTCCAAAATCTGCGGAAAAAATACCAGGAATTAATTTTAACAACAAACGGGTTCAAATAATTGCCTCATATGAAGAAGCATTAAGACACGATTTTAAAATTTATAGTAATAGATTATTCAATGAAATGAATACATTTATTTATATAAACGGAAGACCCGACCATCAGAAAGGTCATCACGATGACTTAATAATGTCAATTTCTATGGCAACATACGTTGCCGAATCTTCTTTTAGTAATTTAACTAAAGTTTCAGAACAAGCCAAAGTTATGATTGAATCTTGGGCGGTAAGTAATAATGACACAATTACAGAACAAATATCATTCAATCCCGTTATACCTGTTAATACTGATAGGTCAAATCTTAGAAACGAACAAATAAGTAAAGACGATTATTTAAAATATTCTTGGTTATTTGGTCGTAGATAATATTTATATAATATTATGGGATTATCAAGAAGAAAAAGAAGCCCCGATAGATTTATCGGTGGTAGTAAATTAAATGTACCCGGACAAGGTATTTTTAGTGTTAAATTAATCGATAACGATAAAGAACCTGTAGGTCCTCAGGATAAAACCAAATCTCATTCAAGACCAAAACCTGAAACTACAACAACCACAACAACAATACCTGTGATTGACTATAAACAATTCCAAGATTATGTATTTTTTGAATTTATGGATGGAGAACAATATGATTTCCAAAATTAAAATATTTATCAATAAAACTTTAAAATGGCAATATTAACAAGTAGAATTCAAGCTTCAGGAGTAACATTAGATGATTTAATTCATATAGTTATAACAAGTGATCAATCACAAAATCCTGCTGGTTCATCATATAAAGCAACTATAGGTCAAGTTTTTGATTCATTATCGTCTTACACATTTACAAATTTATCTGTTAGTGGGAATTTAAATGTTTCAGGGAATACAATATTAAATAACGTTATTACAAATACTTTATCGGCAACAACTTATTTAGGTTTACCTGGGGATATCTTTATAACAGGCGGTACTTTCGATAAAAATACGGAAACATTAACTTTAGATAGTAGTAGTGGTACACCAATAACAATTACAGGGTTTACCGATTATTTTACAACAGGTACAACTTTAATAGGTGATACTTTATATTTTGATAGAAACGATATGTTATCGGCGTATAGCGTTAGCTTATCATCATTCACTCCAAGCATAGATACCTACGTTACAGGTTTTACATATGATGACGCGAACACAATAACATTATCACAAAGTAATGGTCAAAGTAGTGGTGTTACATTAAATACTTTTACAGGATTAACTATAAACGGGGGGTTAAGTGCAACGAGTATTTCGGCAGACACTTATTATAATTTACCAACTTTTACAGGTAACACTTCTGGTGATTGTATTACCGATTTATTTGTTAGTAATGTTAATTCTTGTTCGCCATTACACATCCAACCAACAAATACTGGTGATGTTTATATTGGTGAAAATGGTGGAGTTAATGTTGGTATTGGAACAAGTTCACCAACTAGAGTTTTAGATAGTAGAGGTACTTTTAATCTACAACCAAGTACTAACACTTTTTTAAGATTTGATGGTACACTTATGGAGGCTCAAGTCGGTAGTTCTAATAATCAATTGACTTTAAACAGAGATAACCAAGGAATTACAGATTTAAAAGGTAGCGGTAGTGTTAGTATCTTAAATACTACATATTCAAATTCATTAAGTATAGGCGCTAACACGATTTTAAGGGAAAATGATAAAATAGTATTTTCTAGAAGTGATAATTTTGTATTTGGTTGGTGGGACACATCAAATTATAGATTTAGAATAGGTGGTGGTGGATTTGCACCAATTTATTCTTCAACCACAGAAACATTTGAAGTTGTCGGTACGTCTAAAGTAACTGGAAATGTTGGTATTGGTATAACGGGCTCAACTGATTCAACATCAAGACTACAAATTAAAGGTTCAGATTCTTCATCATCAAATTACGGATTAAAAGTTCAAAATAGTGGTGGAACAGATAATTTGGTTGTTAGAAATGATGGGAATGTTGGTATTGGGACTAGTAGTCCAGACAAAACATTTCACATAAATGATGGTGCAAATAAAAATTTATTAATATACAATAGTACATTCCAAGACCCATCTGGAAGGATGGTAATACAAACGGCTGATGACTCAATCAGTAATTTAACCCCAATAGAATTTGTCTCTTCGGTTTATTACTTTAACGGTTTCCAATCTAAAGTTTGGATAGGTGATGGATATCTAGCAAATCCAACCGCAAGACTTCATATTAAGGGCGACGATTCTTCATCATCAAATTACGGATTAAAAGTTCAAGATAGTGGCGGTACTGATAATTTTGTTGTTAGAAATGATGGGTATGTTAATATCGGATATAATAATGGTTATCCACTTTATAGTTTTAGTGATTATGGATTGATGACTTTAAGGGCTACAACTCCAGGTTTTGGTGGTCAAATCCAATTAAAAAGTAATGACCTTACAACAACCACAAACATTCAATCTTTCGGAACTTCCACTTTATTTGACGCCAATAATCTATACTTCCGTTCAATAGATGGGGTGTCTACACACATATTCAAGGAAGGTAGTACCGGTAATGTTGGTATAAACACATCTTCCCCATCCTCTAAATTAGAAGTAAAATCGGATTCATCGACAGGAAATACCATATATCCTTTTTCAGTAACAAATAATTCTACTTCAAAAGTATTTTATCTATCAAATCAAAATTATTACGGTAATCCAACTAACTTAGGTGTTTATTCTGAAATATATGATAATAAATTCCAAATTGATTTAACAGGTTCTGCTGGTCAATTTAAAATGAACTTCAATAACAATAAGTTTTGGATGAATCCATATACAACTAGTCTCGGTATTAATTTATTGGTTGAAAGTGTTATTGGTGGCGGGGGTGGTGCTGAAGCGGGTATTAGACATATGTTCTCAGGTACAAATACTTTTGGTACAACATATGGTGAATCTTTATACGTTGGGACTGACTCGTCTACAGGTACGACAACAATAGTTGGTAAATATATAGGTAAAAATAATTTTACAAATCCTAATGCAACATTCTACCCTTTAGTAGTTTTAGATGGTAATTCTGGTTTCGGTACTTCAACACCTACGGAGAGATTAGAAGTTAACGGTAAAACAAAAACAACGACTTTACAAGTAACATCAGGTGCGACAACAGGATATATTTTAACCTCAGACTCAAGTGGTAATGGAACTTGGCAAGCACCTGTAAGAGCTATGACTTATCTTTTAGGTCACGATTCTGTGAGTCCTACAGATAGTAATACGTATTATATTGGTAACTTATTTGTTTTAGGACCACTTGTGTCTTCACAAGATAGTAGAAGAGTTACGGTACAAAGAAGTGGCACAATTACCGATGTTGGAATTATGACCGCAATTGCGGGTACTCCTGGTTCTGGTGAGTTATCGACTTTTACAATAAATAATGTTACTTCTGGAACTTCAAGTACAATTACAACCGGTGCGACGCATAGTGGTGATAGTAATATTAATTACACACTCTCAAGTCCTTTAACCGTAACCAAAAACGATAAAATTGAAGTTAGATGGGTCACACCTGTTTGGGCTACAAATCCGACTACCGTTAGACAAATGATAAATGTGGTATTAAGTCATTAAAAAATATAATATGGGAACATACGAAATAATAAATTATAATGTAAATCACCCTGAATTGGGCGTTCTAAATAAACAAAAAGTTGTATATTACAATCTTAGAGATGAGATTGAAACCGAAGAGTTTTATTTTGGGTACATTAGAAGTGGATATATATTAAAATAATATTCTATTTGAAACCTATCCTATAAAACTATTTAATTATGGGTATTTATAATTAAAATTACTGCATGGAGAATAACAATAATCAAAATTTAACGGTTTGGCAAAGATTACAAAGGGCTATGGGTCCTAATGCTTTGTTAAATCAGGATTACCCTGTATATAAGTTCGACAAAGAACAATTACTTAAAACAACGTCAAAGCAAGAATACGAAAGAGAAAAGTTAGAAGCTCAACAAACCTTCTTCCTATCAAATCAATGGGCAAAAATTGAGAGTAACTTATACACTCAAGCGGTTTATTACGAACCAACGAGATTAGCATCATTTTACGACTATGAAAGTATGGAATATACTCCGGAAATATCGGCGGCTTTAGATATTTACGCTGAGGAATCTACAACCGTTAACCAAAATGGTTATATGTTACAGATATATTCTGAATCAAAAAGAATTAAATCCATATTAGCCGACTTATTTAATAATGTTTTAGATCTTAATACCAACTTACCAATGTGGATTAGAAACACTTGTAAGTATGGTGATAATTTTGTTTATCTTAAACTAGACCCTGAAAAAGGAATAATTGGTTGTATGCAATTACCAAATATTGAGATTGAACGTTTAGAAAGAGGAATGCCTGCGAAGTCCGCGAGAATGGAAGAACCCCAAGAAAATAAAGGATTGAGATTTAAATGGAAAACTAAAGATATGGAATTTAATTCTTGGGAAATTGCTCATTTTAGATTATTAGGTGATGATAGAAAACTTCCATATGGGACATCAATGCTGGAAAAGGCTAGACGTATCTGGAAACAATTATTGTTATCTGAAGATGCTATGTTAATTTATAGAACATCGAGAGCCCCTGAAAGACGTGTATTTAAAGTATTTGTTGGTAATATGGACGACAAAGATGTTGAGCCGTATGTACAACGTGTTGCGAATAAATTCAAAAGAGACCAAGTCGTAGATAAAAATACGGGTAATGTTGATATGAGGTTCAATCAAATGGCGGTCGACCAAGATTATTTTATTCCTGTTAGAGACCCGGCCAGTCCAAACCCTATTGAAACATTACCGGGAGCTCAAAATTTAGGAGAAATTGCCGATATTGAATATATTCAAAAGAAATTATTAACCGCATTACGTGTTCCTAAAGCCTTCTTAGGGTTTGAAGAACCTGTTGGTGATGGTAAAAATTTATCTTTAATGGACATTAGATTTGCTAGAACAATAAATAGAATTCAAAAGTCTATAATATCCGAATTAAACAAAGTTGCAATTATTCATTTATTTTTACTAGGTTTTGAAGATGAGTTATCTAATTTTATGTTAGGACTTACAAATCCATCAAAACAAGCCGATTTATTATCGGTTGAAATTTGGAAAGAAAAAATATTAGCGTATAAGGACGCAGTAACCGCAGATCAATCAGGTATTGCACCGGTATCGTTCTCTTGGGCTAAGAAACATATTTTAGGATTTTCGGATGAAGAAATTAAACTTGATTTACAACAACAAAGAATTGAGAGAGCTGTTGGTGCTGAGTTATTAAATTCCGCAACAATAATAACTCACACAGGTATATTCGATAATGTCGATAAATTATATAAACAAGTTACAGGATCAACATCTTCTACCGCAACACCTCCACCGCCACCTGAAGAAGGAGGAGAAATGGGTGGAGGAGCTCCACCGCCACCACCAGAAGCTGGAGGAGGACCTGGATTAGCCCCGGAGTCAAAATCTAAAAGTAATTTAAATATTTTATTAGAGAGTGATTCATTAATAGGTGACGATTCTTTTATTGATTTATCAAAAGCGAGAAATTCTTTAGGAGAAATGGAAGAACAATTAAAAAATATACTTAGAGACTGATATTTATAATAAAAAATAATAAAATGAGATTCGGAATTATAAAATCAAAAATAGAAAAAGTGTTATTAGAGTCATATTCAAAAAACACTTTTAAAGAAGAAATTAAAAAATTTAATTCTTTAGTACTAGAAAATAAA